CGAAGGGATCATCATCCAAGATGCTGGCATCTACGACGGAATATCAAACGCCGTCATTGGACCTGATGGTACGCCTGAGTACGTACTGGCTGAAGAGCTCGTCCGCAAGCAGAATGCTTGGCGCAACGAGTTGTCTTCAGTGCGCAGTATGGTAGAAGAAAATATAAATCGAGTCAATTTAGTCGGAGTCATTTACAATATGCTCCGTCTCTATTACGCAAAGCAGTTGAGAGCAATGAAGTACAGAGGCGGTGCTAACTATTATGACAATGGTCATATTTCGATCACCAACGAGCAAGTTTTTGGTGTCGATGGTGAGTGTTTGCTTTGGGAATCTTTCCAGGTAATGGACGCTGACGTGAATCTTACTTACACTAAGACTCCGGCAGACGTTCAGGGTAGTGAAGTCTTTTACGACATCGGCAGTAACCCAAATCCTGTGATGCATACAATGATTCGCCATGCGCACGCGGAGTGGAAAAGTAATCAGGCATTCTTGCTGACGCACAGTAGTCCTCAGCTTTCAGAAAAAGTAGTCATAGTTGGTGGTCGCACTCCAGGACAAGTGCCTACCATAGACAATTTGAGAGCTTCAGAGATGAAGGCAGCCATCGGCGAGTTTGTGAGGAAAAACGCATGTTACAGAGACTTTGAACTGGCATATTCTATGTTGGTCAGTGTATTGACTAAACCAGTGCCAAGGTCTGCGGAAGCCATCACTTGGCACAAAAACCCTATTCAAGTACGAATTCCAAGGCCTGCTTGGATCCGTGGGTTAGTGCCTGAGTTGTACATGGGTTCACAGTATTCCCGGGGCCCTGAGTGGCAAGACTGTTTCTATTCATGGTACAAGGCATCCATGAGTGCAGTCGTGCATAGTGTCGCCTTTATGGAAGCGGTTTATACTGAGATATTCCATCTTACTCGAGTGACAAGCTACGACGACATAGATAGAGACAGTTTCATGTCATATGCTACTAATTTGGCTGACTGTCCAAACGCGGGCATGATGGTAGATACGGTACTGACATGCATGCGATATGGTCGTGAATGTGACTTCAGATACAAGACGTCAGCTGGAGTTGATAGACTAGCTACAATTCCAGGGCTGCTTGACACTAAACAGTTAGTCAACGTTAAAGACCCTGCAGCAGCCGAGAGCTATGATCTGTCTGACATGGATGGCACAGCAGCAAAGCTTAACATTATGGCGTACGCACCAGTAACATACCCGTCATTGTCCTATGGTGTCAATGATGATGGTTATTATATGAACGCCGACAGTGCGAGCGTGACTGTGAAACACAGGGTCAGGGACGGGAAAATGATATTCACTGACCCAGAGGAATTTTCGCAATACATGTCAATGATGCGACTATTTGG